GGGGTACTATAAGCAAGTGGCAACAACGCCAACGCCAACACCCCCAGTCACCCCTGTAACTCCTGTAACTCCTGTTACACCTGTAACGCCAACGTTGCCAACAACCCCTATAACACCCACTACGCCAGTCACGCCAGTCACGCCAGTCACGCCAGTCACGCCAGTCACGCCAGTCACGCCAGTTGTGCCTCCGGACACGACGCCTACAGTTAACCCTAACCATGAGGCGTATCAAACGTCAGCAAGAGAGTTTGAAGCAAAGTACTTGCCAAAGGCAAAGACTGAGTCAGAAAAGCAATCAGTTCTCAACGCTGCGAACGATATACGTAACTACAAGGGCTATGTGCAAACGGTTCAAGATTATGAGCAGGGGTACTATAAGCAAGTTGCAACAACGCCAACGCCCCCAGTCACCCCTGTTACTCCACCGCCAGTCACACCAACCACACCAACCACACCAACCACACCAACTACACCAACTACACCAGTCACGCCAGTCACACCAACCACGCCAGTCGTGCCTCCAACCACGGTACCTGCAGTTAACCCCAACCATGAGGCTTACCAAGCGTCAGCAAGAGAGTTTGAAGCTAAGTATATGCCTACGGCAAAAACTGAGGCAGAAAAGCAAGCGGTGCAAAATGCTGCAAATGATATCCGTAACTACAAAGGCTATGCTCAAACTATTTCGGATTACAACAACGGACGTTACACTATCAAACCAGGAGCTATAGATGACACAACCCAAACAGGTAGCGGCGCTGTTAGCGGTCCAGCAACTGGAACAGGAACGACTAGCGGGCAAACCGATGGGGCTTCAACTGGAGCTACCGATGGAACAGGTACAACCGATGGAACAGGAACGTCAACAACTCCTGGTGCTGGAACAGGTGCGGGTGCAACTGATGGAACTGGAGCGGGTACTGGATCTGGAACAGGAGCTGAAGCAGGATCTGGAACAGGGACCTCGGCAGGAACAGGTACAGGTACAGAGTCAGGTACAGGGGCAGGATCAGGTTCAGGCTCTGGGAGCGGTACAGGTTCAGGTGAAGGTTTAGGTTTAGGCTCAGGGACAGGAACAGGAATCGGTACAGGAACAACTACACCAACTGAACCTACGCCTGTAACCCCGACCGAGCCTACAACGCCTACAGTTCCTACAACTCCTACAACTCCTACAACTCCTACAACGCCTACAACGCCGACTGAGCCTACAACCCCTACTGAGCCTACAGTACCGCCCACTGAACCAGAAGTACCAACGACGCCAACAACGCCGACAACACCGCCAACGAAGCCAACGACTCCAGGTGGTGGGATAACGATACCGACAACGCCTGCGCAAACGCCTCAGACGCAGCAGACAACTATCGCGCCTTCTGGCGGGGCACCCGCATCGACAGACCCTGCGTGGAAAGCCCCCACGCTCTTTCCAACAGGTTTAGCGAATACATATATGCCAAACGAAAGATTCCAATCCCTATACGACCCTGAGCAGGTAATTCTAGCTGGGGCTTCTCCGCTACAACAAGCGGCAACTCAAGAAGGTAACACTATGCAAAATCAGCCTGACGCGCTTCCGATGACTGATCCTAACAAAGCCAATGCGGGCTATTATAATTACGGGGTCGAGAAAAGCCCATTTTCGTTTGACTCATCGCCTTTCTTTGCAAACTCTGTACCGAGCATAGCAAATATGAAGGCGGGGGGTCTAGCAATGGCTTCTCCCCTGATGGCAGTTGGCGGCGTTCCACACAAAGGATCGCACTACGTTGAAGGTGATGGCGGCGGTCAGGACGATTTGATTGACGCTCGACTTGCTGATGGTGAGTACGTGTTTGACGCAGATATCGTATCGGCGTTGGGTGACGGGTCTAACAAAGAAGGCGCGAGAAAGTTGGATGAAATGAGAGAAAGAATCCGTAAACATAAACGCTCTGCCCCTGTGGACTCTATACCTCCAAAGGCTAAATCGCCGTTGGCTTATTTGAAAGGTACAAAATAATGGCTTCTTTAACCCAAGGTTCTCCGTTACCAGACGTAAAAACAACTACGCAGCAGGATACTACTGCTCCTGGTTACTACACGAATTATCTTTCAAATTTAGCAAGCGCAGGTAACACTGCGACAGCGATAGACCCTACCAAGATGGTAGCAGGTTTTGACGCTTTGCAGACTACAGGCTTTGGTCAAGTTCAACCTGCAGCAGAAGCCTACAAAACAGGACTGACTGCAGCTCAAGACACTGCAAAGACTGCAGCTGGAGGGCTAACCGCAGAGAACATCAATGCGTTGATGAACCCCTATACGACAGGCGTCGTAGATGAGATGGGAAGGCTTCAGCAACAGAACATACAACGCAACGTGTTGCCTGGACTGAAAGCAGCGTTCGCGGGTACAGGGGGTAGCGGTTCTCAGCGCTTTGCTAACGTAACGGGACAGACGATGGCTGATATGCAAGCCAACCTTACGGGTCAACAGCAAGGCGCATTGTCACAAGGATACGGTCAAGCTTTGCAGGCAGCTTTGCAGAACTTGCAGCTTCAAAACCAAGCCGCCACCACGCAAGGTAACTTGGCTGGTCAAGAGCAGAACTTGGGACTGACTGGAGCGCAAGCGATGTTAAATGCTGGAGCGCAAAAGCAAGCCTTTGAGCAAGCTAAGATTGACGCTCCTTTGAAGCAAGCGACCAACGCAGCTGCACTGCTTCGCGGTTACAACGTACCCACGTCGACCACGCAAAAGTACGCAGGTCCTATGCCTGGAGCTTACTCCGCGTCGCCGTTGCAACAAATTGCAGGTTTGGCTACACTGTTTGCTTCTCCAGCTGGTGGTACAAGCGCAGGTGCGGGCGCTACTAACTTTATCACAGGCTTGCTGAATAAATTAAAAGCTCCTGGCTCTGAGTATAACTTCAACACTCCAGATGGAGAATTTATGGGTCCTCCAACCCCTCCAGAGATCGTACCTACTCCAAACACTCCTCCGTTTGAAGACAACTTTCCTATAGATGAAGAAGAAACAGACAATAGCGGCGCGTTTACAGACAATCCTTTAGAACCTTAAGAGAAAACTATGACAACTGCCTCACCTCTTAAAGCTGCATCAGCCTTACCGCCGGACTTTTTCGGCGCTGGGGATAACTCAGACTACGCTGAAAAATACAAGAATGCGCAAGACGCCGAGCAGAAGTTAATGGCTATGCTTGAAAAGCGAAACCAAACTCGGATGAGTCCGTCTATGCTCGCTTTGGCGGGTGAGTTGCTAGATCCTGGACGTACAGGCTCTTTTGGAGAAGCCTTGGGTCGGGGGGCAAAAGCCTACGCCAACATGCAAGGGGTTGAAGAAAAGCAGCTAGCAGAAAACGCGATGATGGAGTCACAATTGCGTAACATGCAGTTGGAGCGAGCTCAAGCGGGTAAGATGGCCAATATGGCTGCGCCGTTTGTTCAGGGTCTTTTAGGCTCGCAACAGCCCCAAGCCGATGCCGCGCCTCCTGCTCAAGCTGAGGCCGCTGCCCCTGAATTAGAGCCGTTACCAGAAGGCGTGATGAACGCTCGATCGTTGGCCGCTGCGCAAGGCAAACAGCCTATGCCCGCTGCCCCTATGCCCATGGCCACTCCAACAGTGGCGGGTGCGCCTAAACCCGACGAAGGTTTGCCATCATCTAAGTCACCCACTTTAATGATCAACAATCGTCCTGTCAATGCACAGACGATCGCGGGTCTTAAGATGGTTCCTGCAACTAGAAGTCTTGCAGAAGGTCTAGAGTATGCGTACAACGCAAAACTAGGCGACATGGATCGTGAGTACAAAGAGCGTACGTTCAAATTAGATCAAGACAAATTTAAACTTTCTCAAGAACAAGCTGCCCGCGATGCGATCAAAACTCAACCTGACTACTATGTAGATGTTACAGATCCAAGGAACCCAAAAACCGTACCGCTGGTTAGACCAGGAGAGCCTGACGTCGAGATCAGCTTTCCTGAGTTTGGCGGTAAGAAGATGATGGGTCCCAAAGACGACTTGGTTATGCTTCGGGCGGCTAGAAATGCGAAAGACGCAGCCAAAGTAAAAGAGATTTACGATCGGTTACAGTTTGGCGTGCGTGAAACGCCAGTGGGCGCTCCAACAACAGAGTTGCCGCCTCCAGCTAAAGACGTAGCGAGCTCAAAAGCTGCAGAAGGAAAGCGCGAGTCTATCGCTAAGACTTCAGGTGAGAACCAAGCCAAGGAAACTCAGACGTTTTTGGCGAATGATAGTTCTAATCGCGACGCAGTTTTTACCTCAGCTCGCATCTTAAAGAATGCCAAAGACAATCCACAGCTTTTCGGTATTTTGAAGAAACCAGGACTAGGTACAGCTCTCGCATCGTTTATCAGGGACAAGGGCGAGGCGGGAGATTATGCGATCACCAAAGAAAACTTAGAAGATTTCTTGCGTAAATCTAATATCAAGACAACCGAGAAAGATCTTTCCAAAGTGGCTGAAATGTCTAGCGATTTGGCTCGCCTACACTTCAACTTCCGCAAGGTGCTCTTGCAAGGACAAGGTACCGTGTCTGACCGAGAAGATGCAAGTATCGCTAAAGTTCAAGGTACGATTTCTGAGCCTGCTACGTTCTTGATCAACATGGCTCAATTGACTGGCCGTAAAGCGCAGTTTGATAGTGACGTGGCGGCAGACTTGCGCAAATACAGACGCGCTACTAATAATCCTGATGCGACGCTTGAAGAGTTCCGTAGCGACCCTACCTCCACCTACAATAAGCTGTTGAGCGGGTACGAGAACTGGCTTACACGGACTTATAAATTGCCTGGCGGGTTAACCTCACAGACTAGCACCTCGATGGCTCCAATAAGCAGCTCCAGCTTAGATGCAGAGATACAACGTAGGGGCTTGAACACGGGATCTAAACCTCCAACTCCAGCTTCAGTGCCGCCTAAACCAAGCCGCAGCACCTACAATACAATGAGAGGTCAATAACATGCCTATTGATTGGAGCAAACTGAGTGATGAGCAGCTAGACGTAGCTAGAAAAATATCTGCTACAGCAAAAGATATGGGTGTAGACCCTGATCATGTCTTGCCTATGGCTTACGCTGAAAACCAGTTCAGGGCAAAAGGTACCTCTAAAAAAGGTGCGCTAGGTCCAATGCAGTTGATGCCAAGCACAGCAAAAGGTCTTGGAGTTGATCCGAATGTCTTAGAAGACAATATTCGCGGCGGCGTCATGTACTTCAAACAGATGTACGAGCGTCCAGATATCAAAGGAAACTTGGATAAAACTTACGCGGCTTACAACGCAGGTCCAGGCACTCGGTTTGTTAAATCTGGAGACCTTAAAGATCTTCCGAGTGAGACTTTATTGTACATAGACCGTATCAGAAAACTATCTGATCAAGCCGAGTTGCCTAAACCTGAAAGCCCTGCTGCTCCAATTGAGTCTTTAGACGTCGGCGAAATCGTTGAAAATATACCTCAAGGCGAGCCTTCAGCTGAAAATATGGGTGAAGATCCTAATCGCGATCAATTTGAATTTAATTTTGACGAGTTTCAAGCTCAGCAAGACAAAGCCGCAGCCGCTACACCGTACAAAATGAGTTTAGAGCAGTCTGTACCTGCAGGTCTCGTTGGAGCAAAAACAGGCGCAACGGCAGGTGTAGCTTACACTCTTGGTAAGACTGCTCAAAATTTAGCCAACGCTCCTCAAACAATCGCTGATGCGGTAAGAAGCACCGCCTCTGGTAGCACTAATGCGGTGAAGAACTGGATCACCGAGATGGGCGGTAAAGACCGTGGGGCTAAAGATTACAAGCAAGCGCATCAGTTTGAGCAAGGTACACGACGAGGCGCGCAGATTAGAAACCCGTCCACAGGGCAAGTTTTCAAACCTACGTTCAAATCACCTCGGCCTCCAGTAGTTGAATCTGCGCCTCAACCTTCTACGTTACAAAAAACAGGCAACCTCGGTAAAACGATCATGAGCTCACCTGTCGTCAAAGGCACTCTAGGCGGTCTAGGTCTTGGTATGGGTGGAGCTGAAACCTACGAACGGTACAAGCAGGGTGACACTTTAGGTACAACCTTGTCAGGGCTGTCCACTTTAGGCAGCGCGGCTTCTATGGTTCCTGGCATGCAAGTCCCTGGTACTGCTGTAGCAGTTGGGGGTCAAGGGGCTTTGATGATGGCTGATCAGGTCAGAAACAAACTCGCGCAAGAAGCCCAGAACCCTAAACCTGCACCTACAGAGGCTGAGCTTGCTGCTCTAGAAAAACAGCCCGTAGGCGGCTTCTATCCACAGCGTATGTTGAAACGTCGGGATCCTGCACAGATTCAGCAGCAGCTCACAGGAAAATTACTCCAGGATTTGAACGGTCAGCTGGCAGATTTCTCTAAACCCGTCCAGCTACCGTCACAAAAACAGCCTCAGCAGTAACTATTTGGCTTGAAACTTACGCACGGCTTTCTCGACCACTTCTTTCCCGTGGATATCTCGAATTAGCACAAGTAACTCGGTAACGCCTCTTAGCAGAGGCTTTTCCCAGCCGTCATCTTTTAGGTCACCGTCTATCGACACAGCGGGGGTTTCAAAACGGTCGTCAGAGACCTCTATGTTTATGATGAACTTATGTGGCATGATTACTCCTGATTAACGTATGCACTGGTAGGCTCTGAACCGTCATCTTGTTTAATGACTTCAATGTACTTCTGCAAGAAGTGCTGAGCCTTTTCCAGATCTTTGAGGCCGTTCTTCTTTTTCCAACGAGTCACGTACTTGGTAATTTGCGCTTGAAAGTAATCAAGCTCATTCGCCACGACGTAGTCCCAATGCTGGATATTAGACCTGTAATGGTCACCGTCAACCTGACGACCGTTGGCTAGGTCAGACGCTCGGGTTCCATTCAAACCCGCTTCAAATTCCTGCATGTTTTCTCTCCTTGATAAGACTATCTAACAACTTCAAACCTACGGGGTGTGGGGTTAGCCCACGCAGGTACTCAACACCGCGCTCAAAGACTTCTGAGATGGTTCTATTACCCATATCTAGCTCACCCAGACATGTGTAGCAAAGGTCTAGCATATCAGCCCACTTCAACGTCAGCCTTTCTTCATCAGTCAGCTGCGGAGTCTTAAGCGAGTTCTGACTCATCATCTTTTCCTCAAGAGTGTCTAGGTTGTCTTTCAGAATCGGCATTTCCCACTTTGCCGTCGCAGGCACGTCACCCGTCCACTGCTCAGCCGTATCGTGTAGCAAGGTAGCGCCGATCAGCTCAGGTGAGGGGTTTGAGTCGCCGCTGAGCGCAAACACGATGGATAGTACGTTGGCGGTGTGCTCGCCTACAGTCTCGTATTTATGCATACGGCGCGTGTGCCAGCGCGTAACAGAGTTACCTGCGCGGATTGTCTTGATCACCTCATGCGCTATCATGTTTACCTTTCAACGGAGCACGGCGAATTTTAGCCACCCCTCGTGGGTACTTTAACTCACGGGCGCGAGCCTCACCAGTCTTAACTTCACGAATATCGGCCGCAGCTTTGCAACCATCAATCATACGAAGTTGCTCGTCCCAGAGCTCTAGAATCAGGCCAGCCAAAGGGCGCATACTGTAGGTGGGGTTATACCGCTCAAAATCAGCCGTAGTTTCCCAGCCAAACGCTTCCAAGTACACGTCCCAGCTTACGCGCAATCGACGAAGTAAACTCTTGACCGCAGCGTCAGACGGGCGAACGTAGTACATCGGCAAAGCGATACCAGCTTCTTTGGCTAGATTGACCCAGTGGTCATCGTCTAGAAACTTTCGTTTGTAAAGGTCGCGCTGAAAGTCAGACTGCTCTCTAGCCTTTGCGCTACTTTCAGGCGAGAATGGTTTTGTCATTTCGTTCTTTCTCGATTTTAGATTTCAGGTAGGCCGCAATAAGCAACGCTTCAGCGCGGTCTATATGCTTCTTCAAGTGTAGCTCAGCTTTCGGAAACATCTTAACCGCCAGCGCTCGGGCTTCCTCTTTGTCGCTGGTCAAGTTAAAATGCTTCTTCCACTGAGAAGGGGTGATGTAAAACGTAGGAATGTAAGCGCAAGCTAACACCGAACGGCAGCAACCGAAAGAGTCACCCAAACTGAACACGCTTGACACGCCTTGTCCAGGCATCGCGTTCACACGTTCAAGTGCAGCTACAGTCTGGAAGTCAGCATGGCGAAGTATGTCTAGCATACCTGCTGCATTGATTTCGTTCTTGACTGTACCTGTACCTTTCTGTATGATCGGTATATCCCAGACGCGGTAGCCTAGATGATCGAGCATTGCGATAGCACCACTTAGACCAGGATCAATCCCGATATAAGTATTTAGAACGTCGTCCATAGATCGCACCCTTTCAGCTGAGCTGCTTGAGTTAACACGACTGATTGCTGCTCACAGTACCAACCACCCTCGTCTTTGATAGCCGCATACTGACAAGTTCTGCAGTTGACAAGCGGCTGAGCTTTACCCCAGCAAACCTCCTGCCCGTCACAGAACTTGCAACGCCAGTCACCCTCTTTTTCCGCGATGCGGGGTGGAGGGGACATGGACATTGTCAGCTGCTCAAGTTTACGCTCAATATCTTGAATACAAGCCTCGTCACGAGTTACACGTTCTATGTAATACTGCTCATCATCTTTACGAAGAGCGACGTAAAGAGCGCGGTCTAGCCCAGCCAGCCACATACCAGCGTGCATCTGGTAGTAATGCTGAGGCTTGGCTTCCTTCACGCCCCTGCTTTCAAGCTCTTTGAAGCCTTTAGCGTTTGAGGTCTTGATCTCGAGCAAGTGCGGGGTCTTTTCAGCTCCAGGAACGCCACGTACTACACCGTCAGGCTTGCAGACAAAATGCCCGCTTGCTGCGGTGTAAACCCACTGCTTTCCTGTGTCTGAGTCAACGTCCCACACCTCTAGACCTGCGTCTTTAAGATCTTGAACAATACGCGTTTCCTGTAAGTGCCCCGTCTGAAAAAGCCGAAGCATACGCCCCGAGGGGGTGTCATTGTGAAACGCTCGCCAATCGTACCAGATAGACCGTACACATTCCTCACCGATTCCTGACGCTCCAATCCTAGCCAAATAGATAGCTTTACTTTCTCTTTTCTCGTAGGCACTGTAGATCAGCTTCTCGAGTGCGGAATGATGTCGCGGTATAGCTGCCATTAGACTGCCTTGGTTACGGCGCGAACTGCCCACATACTAGCAGTTTCGGCGTGTGTGATTGCGATATCAAGATCGTCAAGAACCGCTTGAGCGTGATAAGCGTCTCGCAGAACTTGCAAGTACTTTACAGTATCTTGAAAGTGCTCTTTGATCGTATTAACACGGCGAGCCTGATCATCAGTCAAAGGCGAGTGGTCTATAACGATGGTCTGTACGAGCTCAGGCTCGAGACTTACGGGTATAAACGCTTGAACTGGAGCGGCGGTTTGAGCTTCCTCAACGGGAGGCGCAGGGGGTTTCTTTGCTGTAGTTACCATGATCAATCATCCCAAGGGGCTTTTTTGCCTGAGGGGGCAGGGGGTTTAGAGGCAGAAGGTGTTGCAGGGGTAGATGCAGCCGCAGCGGGGGTAGGCTTCGCAGCTGCTGGTGCTGGTGCGGCTTTTGGGGCTGCTCCACTAGCAATCTTGTAACCGTTGATGCGGTTTTGTGGACCGTACTGACCTCTTCCTGGCTCGATGCTAACGTCAGCATTGAAAGGCGTATTCAACAACTCGTCAGTGTCAGCCGCTCCTGGCTTACCGCAAGCCGCAGCCCATCCTGAGATTTGACGGCGTCCAATTTCCTCGGCTTTGGCGCTGGGGTTTTGGATGTTGAAGTTCATGAAGATGAAACGGTCAGCATGGGTAGGACCCAGAACGCGAAACTTGGCTTTGATGTAAACGCCTGTGCCTGCAGAGGTAGTCTTACTTTCAGCTTCCTCACACATCAGCTGATACTCACCTGCGGGGATAGGCTCATAAGAACCTGTGTCGGGCTCGTACTCAGCCGCATTGAATCCAAATCTTGCCATGTTAAATACTCCTTACTGTTTTACGGGGATAGACTCGATCAACTTGTCAAACATCATTGGGATGGTGTCAGGACAGTTGTAGCGATTCTTTGCGATGTATGCAGGGTTCTCAACAACATGGAGCAAACGCTCTCCAGTGGTGATACCTCGCGATACTTGGTTACCGAAGCCCGCATCGGACTTCTTGACAATCACTCTGAAGCTAGCAAACGCCAGCACGTCTGTCCACTCTTGCAACAGCGCATTGCAGCGGTTAGGCAGCTTGGGCTGAAAGCGATCGTAGGAGTCAGAGCGAGGGTCTTCGTATTTTACTGTCACAGCGTGAGCCAGAATAACTACGTTCATACCGCGCTTCTTGCGAAGAACATCGAACCCAGTTAGGATTTCACGAAACGACTCTGCAATCATTATTGCGCCTTTACCGTATGACAAGTCTTTGGCATCATGCTTGGACTCGACATCAACGGTGATTAACGGCTCAACCAACCAGTCGACGCTATCCAAGACCACGGTTTTAAAATCATGTTCTTCCTTGATCAGCGTCCTGATATTTTGAGCTACGTCATCAACGGTCTCAGCACGGGGAAATGATGTGACTTCTAAAGAAGCCAGACCGTCCTCGGTTGAAATGAAGATAGGCGCAGGGAACTGGCTGGCCAGTGTGCTCTTACCAATACCGTGACCGCCATAGATACAGATCCTAGGCGGCACTGCCTGCTTACCAACTACCAAGTTTTCTTTCCAATCACTCACGTTTTTCTCCTGTTAAAATTACACCGCTCCGTTATTATAACCTCAAACCTTAACGTAAAGCTAATCAAAATTTAAAATTATTTTATCATACTTCAGCTTATTCTTATCCCAGCGTAAGACCTGACAAATACCCCAGTTTTCAGCCACCACAGCTACGCAAATAGCGCAAAGTGTAGGATCGCCTGACATGACAATATAGTCACCTTCACGGTACTCTACCAACACGCGACGTGCGTGCTCTATTGCAGCGTGAGGATCGAAATCCCTACCGATAGATGAGAACACCTCGCGTACCTGACCGTGCTCATCGGCAGCGGAATAATCACGCCTCTTATCAACGTGTACCAACCATACAGTGCTCATTTGAGTTCTCCATAAACTTTACCCCATTTAACCTCAGCCTTCACAGGCAACTCTGGCCACCAACGAGGTGGAGTTGACATCACTTGCTCGATGTAGTCCCTAGCAGCGGGACCTTCGTGCTCATCAACTACGGCTACCAACTCATCATGCACCGTCAGCGCGACTGGATAGGTTTGATGTACGATGAGTAGCTGTTCCATGACGACGTGTCGAGCTACAGACTGGATGATGTTCTCAGTAACTAGACCGCCATAGATCGTTGAACGACCGTCGCCCCTAGACATGTAAGTCCAACGACGTTCAGAAGCTGAGTAGCTGAGATCAGGATACAGCAAAGAGCAACCGACAGGTAACTTGATTTCGTTCTGCCCCGTATAAGCTCCTAAAGAGGTGCTGAGCGGCATTCTAGCTCCAGTAAAGACCGCTTGCAAAGCTTTGTCACAAGTATCCCAGAATTGAACGATCGCGTGATTCTTTTTACGGTAAGCCGATATCGCCTTCTGGCACATGTCCATCGGGCGAGACTTACCTTGAGCGCGGAGGAACTCAAAGAACGTATTCGCGGACATACCGTAGCCCGCACCCAGCACTGTGACTTTACCCAACCAGCGTTCATCCTCATCAGCTTTCGTGATCTCACGACCGTAGATGAAAGACGCGCTCAAACACCCCGACTAGGTCTTGTTGGCCAGCGGCTAGAGCCAAGGCTCGGGCTTCAATCTGTGAGCTATCACCTACCACCAGAACTTTGCCTGGAGGCGCGATGATACCTTTGCGAAGTTTGGAACCTCGCGTTAGATTCTGAAGGTTAATACCTCCACCTCCGCTGAACCGACCCGTGTGCGCCCCGTAGTACAACAGTGGAACTGGAAGCAGTCCTGACTTGCCAATGGAGCTGAGCCGATTAGCGCGAGTTTCTTCGATGGTTGACTTGAGCTTGAGTCGGGCAGCGACAAGGGTTTGGACTCGGACATCGGGGTGTTCAAGTAAGTCTGTGATTTCTTTGTCGTCTTTGGCAAACGCATAGGTAGGCTTTCCAGTTCTGTAGCTGATTTTCATAGGCGGTTCTACGCCTAGAGCTCTGAGAGCATCAGCCATCTTAGGGTTAGACATGATAACGTCACGCGTTATGCCTGCCTCATGGAGCATCTTATCTCGATTCAGTAACAGCTCAACCACGTAATGGTCTAGCATTTCATGATCAACAGCCAGCCTCGGCTGCGTAACAGCCTTGATAGACCATTCTAGAAGCATACGCTCAAAACGAGGAAAATTAGGGATGAGTTTAGAGTAAATCTCATTGCATAGCTCCACGTCACGCACGCAATACTCATCTAAGATCGACATCTCATAATCTTGAAGCTGCTCAAGACGCTTTCCTTTGGATACGCTGAGCGCGTCTAGCTTTGCACGCAATCCTAGAGCTTCAGCTACTGAGCGTAGCGAGTATGATTTCAAGCGCAGCAGCGCACGTGCCAGCCCGACAGTATCCACCCACTCGTCAGGGTTCCATCCGTAATGATGAGCAGCTATGGCGCCGTCAAACTGCGCATTGTGAGCCACGGCGCGTACCTTGGTTCCGTAGAATTTGAAAGCCTTTGCGATGTCATCGCCCCAAGCGACCATTACAGACTCACCGTTCAGTTTGAAACCGCAACAGAGGGCTTGAAATCTAGAGTCCCGGATGTACTCGGTCGACGTCATATTGCCTGACGACAAAGAGTACTTCTCCTTCGGGTCATAGAAGGTTTCAAAATCTAGGGTCAACGTATCAAGCATCGCCAGCCTTGATCAATTTATCAGCCAACCTATACGCTTCTTCACAATCCTCGCTGAACTCAGTATCAGTATTTTTCATCAGCTCTATGAAGATCTTGATAGCAAAATAATCTCTAGTTTTCAAACCACCACTGTCTTTGTAATGAGGGTTAGGGAAGATGGGGGTGTTAGCCTTTACACTCATGTTTTTCTCCTGCTTGTTTAGTTAAAAATACCATCCTGCATGTAGTGCAAACCCACGCAGTGCCCTGCTCAACTACAGTCTTACGGTCACCGTGAAGACCCCGTAACCTACCAAAAAATGTTCTGATCTTTTCTAGCATCATGCTTCTTTCTCCTTCAGCCAAATCTCGCAACCTTTGCGCCAGTCGGTAGCTTTAATACTGTCCAAGTAACGAAGGCCGTGGCGGGTTTTCTTATGCTCCCACCAAACCAAGCTAATCGGTTGGACGACGTCTTGGAAGTAGGGGGTACGGAAAATTTGATCAGTTTGCGGGTCAACCATAAAGTCCAGCAAGTCAGCTTCCCAGTCATGAACTTCGCAGTCTTTGAACATAGGGTAGGGCTTGACGATGAGCTCGGCATAGTCGGTAGAGTAGTAGTCCTCAGGTACGTAGGAGGTACCCTTGACGTTCTCCCAAACAGGCAGCTCAGTATAGACGTGTAACGAGTCTGACACCTGCGTGTAAGGACCGACGGTGTAACCCGAGCGGTGAGCCACGTACTCTTGCAGCATGCTGAAGTGCACCACGTTTGCCCCCAACTTACCGTACAGTAGGTCGTTTGAGCGGCAGCACACAGTCATGTGTAACGCACCGTCACGGACTTTCCAATAGATATGTGTATTGCAGGGGTGATCTAATTTAGACTGACCCAAGTCCAGCTCAGAGTCCCACATCGTAGTCACGATACGACGATCCGTAGGGTTTTTCTTCAGCAGCTCAATCGCTTTCTCAATCTGATCAAAACCCTTGTTGCTGCGAAGGCGCCAGCCGTAAGCACCCCAGAACGTATCGCCGTCATCACTGTACTGCTTCATCTGTGAGTTGAAATAGTCCAAAAACTCAACATCACGGTAACCGCCGATGATCCAGAGCCCCTCCATACTATGGAAGAAAGGATTACACATACGCTTCTTGTTGAAAAGAACGCGCTCCATTGGAGACTTGTATGTGGTAGCTACAGGCTCAGGGAACTCTAACACGGGACCGTTACGTGAAGGGCGAGCTACGCCCTCGTGCTTGATGGCGTTGATCTCGAGCGGGAACGCCTCATTGACGTTGGTAACATTGAAAGCTTTCATACTTACTCCTCAAAAAGCTGTTTCTGGTTTGTAGGTTGAGCGAGGGCGACCTGAGCCGTTCTCAGTGCGGATGTACTTGTCAAACTCACACATGCAGTTCTGCCAATCGTGTAAAGTAAGCTTCGGATCACCTAGGTCTATCAG